ATTTTCCCGATAAAAAACTCCACAAGGTCACCCGACGCGGTGACCGTCTCTACACGTCTGAGGAACTAAACTTGTCCTGGACAAATCCGGACACCAAACAACCCTACGGCCATGCCCTTATAGGCGACCTCACCTTTCAATCTGCGGCTTATGTAGCTCGCTACTGCACTAAAAAAATCACCGGGGAAAAGGCTGCGACTCATTATCAAAACGTCGATCCTTATACCGGTGAAATTAATCAGTTGGTCCCTGAATTCTCCCGCATGTCTCGCCGTCCCGGCATTGGCCGTGAATGGTTCCAAAAATATAAATCGGACGTCTATCCCGGGGATTTCTGTGAAATCAACGGTAAAAAAATGCAGCCCCCTGCCTATTACGACAAGCTCCACGAGGAGCTCCATGAGGAGGCTCATAGAAAAATTATTCGCGCCCGTAAAAAAAACGGGCTACGCTATGCCGACGACAACACCCCCGAACGCTTAAAAGTTCGGGAAAAAGTGCATCAGGCTCGAGCAAAGACGCTCAAGCGCTCTCTAGAAACCGAGGAATCAGATGATTAAAAAAATGTTCGCGGTCTATGACCTCAAAACAAAGTTCTATATCCACCCTTTCTTCTGCTACACGCTGGAGGAAGCGCTGCGTATCTTTCAGACAGCGGCGAACGATGAATCCACAAAGCTTCATGAACATCCCTCGGATTACCGTCTCGACCAGATTGGGAATTTCGACACCACCAGCGGCGAAATTGTGTCAGACCTAGTACTGCACGGCTTCGCCATCCAGTACCTCCTTCCAAAAGCGAGCCCGCAAAATGAAGATGCCCAACCAGAATAATCATAAGTTTTCTGAGGTTCCTCAGGCCGATATTCCAAGGTCAACTTTTGACCGATCTCACGGCTATAAAACGACAATGGACGCTGGCTACCTCGTCCCTGTCTTCTGTGATGAGGCTCTCCCGGGCGATACTTTTAACTGCAAAATGACGGGTTTCGCCCGTCTGGCGACTCCGATCCATCCGTTCATGGATAATATGTATTTGAATTCCTTTTTCTTCGCCGTCCCTGTACGGCTGCTCTGGCAAAATTGGGAAAAGTTCAATGGCGCGCAGGACAATCCAGCCGACAGTACAGATTATACAATTCCCCAAATCGCGGCTCCCGTCTCCGGCTGGGGGGAAGGATCCATCGCCGACTATTTCGGCATCCCTACCGGTGTCGCATCCCTCGAAACCTCTGCCCTGTGGCACAGGGCCTATAATCTCATTTGGAATGAATGGTTTAGAGACGAAAACTTACAGGACTCGGTGCCTGTCCCTACTGATGACGGTCCTGATCCCGATACTCATTATTCCCTACTGCGTCGCGGCAAGCGTCACGATTATTTCACTAGCGCTCTGCCATGGCCGCAAAAAGGGGACAGCGTAAGTCTTCCCCTCGGCCAAAAAGCTGAAGTCCATGCTGCTGCCGGCGCTTCTACCGATCTAACCGTCTATTCTGACGGTCTTTCTGATTATTATGACCTCGCGATCGGCGGCGGCGGTAAACTCGTCTTCTCCACTGCCGATTCTGCCACTCCTGTTCTCTACGCTGATCTGGCGAATGCCAGCGCAGCGACTATCAATCAACTCCGTCAGTCGTTTCAGATTCAGAAGCTCTATGAGCGCGATGCCCGTGGCGGCACGCGCTATATCGAATTAATCAAGTCTCATTTCGGCGTCACATCGCCCGATGCCCGGCTCCAGCGCCCCGAATATCTCGGTGGTGGTCAGTCTGACGTAAACATCAATCCTGTGGCTCAGACCTCCAGTACGGACGCCACAACTCCCCAGGGCAACTTATCCGCCTTCGGAACTTCTACCATGCAAGGCCATGGTTTTACTCACTCTTTCACGGAACACTGCGTCGTTATCGGCCTCGTTTCTCTCCGTGCCGACCTCAATTACCAGCAAGGTCTCAACAAAATGTGGTCCCGCTCGACTCGTTGGGATTACTATTGGCCCGCTCTTTCCATGATCGGCGAACAAGCCGTCCTCAATAAGGAAATTTATCTCGATGGCTCCGCGGCAGATGATGACGTTTTCGGCTATCAAGAACGTTACGCCGAATATAGGTATAAACCCTCCGTCATTACGGGCGCCATGCGCTCCTCTGCGGCTACGCCGCTCGATACTTGGCATCTTGCCCAAGATTTCGCCTCACTCCCAACCCTGAACGATACCTTCATCCAGGAGGATCCACCCGTTGATCGCGTGATCGCGGTTCCAAGCGAACCTCATATCCTGTTTGATTCTCACTTCTCCCTCAAATGTGCCCGGCCTATGCCCGTTTACGGCGTTCCCGGCCTGATTGACCATTTCTGATGGTCTGGGGCGCAGTCATATCCGCTGGAGCGGGCTTACTGGGGAACGCTCTCTCTGCCTCTGGTCAGAGTTCAACCAATGCAGCCAATGCGAACCTTTCTGCTGAAAATCGCGCGTTTCAGGAACGCATGTCGTCGACAGCCTATCAGAGAGCTATGGCTGATATGCGAACTGCAGGCCTTAACCCTATTCTCGCCTATAAACAGGGCGGTGCTTCTACGCCCTCTGGCACTACGATTGCAGCGCAAAACCCTTGGGCGAACAATAATATCGGTGGTGCGGTTTCTTCTGCCCTTGCTGCAGAAAATACTCTCGCTACTACTAATAATACTCAGGCTCAAACGTCTGTTCTGAAAAACGACGCTAAACTTCGCAAGCTCGAGGTCGAGCGTCAGCGTCTACAAAATGAACAAATCCGTAAATGGGGTGATTCGCCCATTGGGCGATTACTTAATACCACTGAACGCGGTCTTGGCCGCGTTTCGTCGTCTGCAAAAGACGCCATGAATCGCTATGTCGAAACTACAAAACTCCCTCCACCGGCGTGGAGTACCTATAAACCCGGTAAAACTCGGTCACCCGCTCAATACTATAGAGATGCTGTCGAAGGTCAGTACCGAATGGGAATTCGAAAACGGCCGCGATAGCGGCGTAGGCTGCCAAGTTCATCCAGTCGCAAATGTAACAACGCTGAAAGGCTCACAAAATGCCGTCTTCTCCTGTCAAAATCCGCTCTGCTTACGATCCATCGAAACCTGTACGGCTCCGTTGTCTGGATGCTTCACTCGCCAAGCAAGCTAATCGCGATGAAAGCGACATCAACACCATCATGGCCAAATACGAGAAAACCGGCCTTGTCAATCACGTAAAAGAGTATCAGGGCCGCTATGAGGATGTTTCCAACGCTGTCGATTATCAGGCGGCGTTACACATCGTTAATGAAGCTCAGGAAATGTTCCTGAGTCTTCCAAGCAGTATTCGCAAACGTTTCGACAATGATCCTGCTGAATTCCTAGAATTCGCAACAAACCCCGCGAACCTCGAAGAGCTTCGCGATCTTGGCCTTCTGCCAAAAGAAAAACGCGATCCGGATATCTACGTAGAGCCGGTCGAACCCTCTCCGTCGGAGCCTGAGCCGACGCCTGCGTCTCCCTCGTAGCGCAGGTCCCTCGGCCTGAAATGGTCGGGGGAGAGGCTCCGGGACCAGTTCCTTCTTGATGTAACTGGTCCCACTGACACCCTCCCAATCAAATCCCAAGGAGAATCTTCTATGGCTTACCGGAAAAAACTCAATAAACGGTCGTCAAAAAAACTCTTTTCTTCGACCGCCAAACCGAAATCAAAAAACCGTGCTGGTCGTCCCATGCGCGGCGGTATTCGGCTCTAATGGATGCCCTGTTATCACCCTCTCGAGGTTTACCGCTCTAGAACAGGCGGAATAACCTTCTCACGCTCTCAGGCGTGGAGTGATAAAAAAGATGTTAAAATTAGCTGCGGACAATGCATCGGCTGTCTGCTTCAACGCTCCTTGGTCTGGGCCCTCCGGTGTAACCATGAGGCCCAGTGTCACGAATCAAATTCATTCGTGACCCTTACTTACAATGAAGAAAATCTGCCAGAAGGCGGCACTCTCGTCCCTGACCACTTTCAGAAGTGGCTTAAACGCCTTCGTAAACGTATCTCTCCGAACAAAATCCGATTCTTCGGATGTGGTGAATATGGCGACAAGAATTCGCGTCCGCACTATCACGCTCTGCTGTTCGGCTATGATTTTCCCGATAAAAAACTCCACAAGGTCACCCGACGCGGTGACCGTCTCTACACGTCTGAGGAACTAAACTTGTCCTGGACAAATCCGGACACCAAAC